GTGTATAAGAGACAGGTCCACGATCCACGGTTCAAAAGGCGGCGAAGCCGACAACGTTGTTCTCTACACTAGCCTGACTAAAGCCGCAGATGATGACATGCAGCGCAATCCGGACGACATGCACCGGGTGTTTTATGTCGGAATTACTCGAACCAAGGACACCCTTGTCCTCGTAGAACCCGAAGATGCAGCAAGGAGCTATTACATATGAACCGTGAACAAGTCCTATCGAAAGCTGAAAAGCTAATTAACGGTCAACGGGCTACAGATTATGGCGACGCTTATGAAAACCATGCGCGGATTGCAGAGGGTTGGAACGTGATTATGCGCGGAGCGCTGTCAAATTCTGGATATCTGACACCCGCACACGTCGCGCTCATGATGGATTGGCTCAAGACCTGCCGGTTGTTAACCACGCTGGATCATGAAGATAGCTGGGTCGATAAGGCGGGGTACACGGCCCTCGGTGCTGAGTTCGCTTTGAAGGAAAAACAGGTTGACTAAATTGCAAATGGCGATGTTTCCGCCAAAAAGCGAATGGGTCCCCCCGCTGGAGCTGCCCGACATCACGTCAGCAAAAACAATTGCAATCGACGTTGAAACGTCGGACCCAAACCTGAAATCAAACGGTCCAGGGTGGCCGACCAAAGACGGGTTCATCGTAGGATACGCCCTCGCCGTGGACGGGTGGTCTGGTTATCTGCCTGTAAAGCATTTCGGTGGTGGCAATCTCGACGAGCGCATCGTGTCCCGATGGCTCAAAAAGGTGTTTGAGTGCCCTGCCGACAAGGTAATGCACAACGCCCAGTACGACCTCGGATGGATTAAGGCTACCGGGTTTGAAGTTAATGGTCGGATCATCGACACGATGGTCATCGCATCGTTACTGGACGAAAACCGCTTCAGCTACAGCCTGAACGCGCTGTCCTACGACCTGCTTAACAAAACCAAATCGGAAAAGGGTCTGGTAGAGGCCGCCCGCGAGTTCGGCATCGACCCCAAGGCCGAGATGTGGAAAATGCCAGCCATGTACGTCGGACCGTATGCGGAAGCCGACGCCGAGCTTACTCTTGAATTGTGGAACTACTTCACCGGACAAATCCGTAAAGAAAACCTAACAACCATCGCCGATTTGGAACTGGACCTCCTGCCATGCCTCGTAGACATGACCATGCGTGGCGTGCGCGTTGACCAGAACAAGGTCGAAATCACACGCAACGGTCTCTTAAAACGCGAAAAGCTTGTTCTTCAGGAAATTAAACGGCTCACCGGAACCAACGTTGAAATCTGGGCCGCGCAATCCCTCGCCAAAGCCTTTGATGGTATGGATATTGGATATCCCAAAACAGAAAAGGGCGCGCCAAGCTTCACCAAACAGTTTCTCCAAGAGAATGAGCATCCCATTGCTAAGCTCATCGTTGAAGCTCGGAACCTGAACAAAACGTCCGGCACGTTCATCAACACCATCATGAAGCACTGCCGGGCCGACGGCCGCATTCACAGCCACATTAACCAAATTCGTTCTGACGACGGCGGAACCGTCTCGGGGCGCATTTCAATGTCCAACCCCAACCTGCAACAAATCCCGGCCCGCGATCCAGAACTCGGACCCATGATCCGCAGTCTTTTCTTACCCGAAGAAGGCGACCAGTGGGCGGCCATTGATTTCTCGCAGCAGGAACCACGCATCTTGGTTCACTACGCGCACCTTTACGGTAAAGCCCGCGGCGTGCCGCTGCGCGGGGCAGAGGAGTTTGTGGAGGCTTATTCCAATGATCCAGACACTGATTTTCATACCATGGTCGCGGAAATGGCCAACATCGCCAGAAAGCAGGCGAAGACCATCAATTTGGGCATGATGTATGGCATGGGCGTGAACAAACTGTCCGAACAACTGGACGTATCCGTGGACGAAGCCAAGAGCCTGACCAAGCAGTATCATGATCGCGTTCCGTTCGTGAAAGGACTCATGAACGGCGTCATGAACCGTCTCAACGATAAAGCCGGGTCCGGTTCGCTCCGGTCCATACTGGGCAGGAAGTGCCGATTCGACCTCTGGGAGCCGGACTCGTTCGCCATGCACAAGGCCATGACATACAAAGACGCGGTCCTCGAACATGGTCCCACAGCGCGCTTAAAAAGGGCCTTTACCTACAAAGCTTTGAACCGTTTGATCCAAGCGTCGGCAGCCGACATGACAAAAAAAGCAATGGTCGATATTTACCAGAGCGGCAGGCTTCCAATGATCCAAATTCACGACGAGATAGCCATGTCCGTGGGGTCAAAGGAAGAAGCTTTCGAGGTCGCGCAGATCATGGAAAACGCCGTGCCGTTGGAAGTTCCGTCCAAATGTGATGTTGAAATCGGAGATTCCTGGGGGACCGCCAAATAAAAGCGCGAATCCTTGCGGACTTGGATAAGTTCGTATATAGTCTTGTAAAATATGTTTATGGAGACCGAGATGGATACCGAACGCTGGAAAAGTGTGCTGACGCCGCGTGAAGTCTATGACGAACTGAAAAAAACCGCGCGCGAAGAAGGGCGCACCATCAGTGGTCAGCTTCGGTACATGTTTGAGGTGTACAAAAACGTGACGCCTACGCAAAAAATGGATGTGAAAATAAAAGACTGATACAGGTATGCGATAGACCGTTGACAAGCGCATAGCCGTACCTTAGTTTATTTAAACTACATTTTAAATGTAGAGGTCTCGTGTTTAACATGCTTGACCGCGACGCCCCCGGTTCCTCCCTGTCCGGGGGCGTCTGCTTTTTAAATTGTTATGTTTTTAGTTGATAACTCCTATACAATCGCATATAGTTCGCTTTCTCACACAAAAAGGGAAAGCAAAATGACTTCAATTACACAAAAAATCTCCTGGTCCGACGCTAAATTCGTTGTCGAGGAGGCGGTCGAGAGCCAAATCGCGCTTCTTCAACTCGGGATGATGGGAACCCAAGAAGAGCGCGACGCAGACATCCAAAAAATGCGCGACGCTTGGACCCGAATATTGGTCGGATAAAAAACAGTTGACGACCTATGCGATAAGCTGCATAGTGTTGCTGCTACACAACACAACACAACAGGAGAAGAAAATGAAACCCATGGGTCCACAAGTTCTCGGTGTAAACCAAGTGGGTTTTTCCACACCGTGGAATTACCACAACCCCGTGCCGCGGGATGACGCGGAAATGCTTTCGATCACTCAGGTTTCCCAAGCCACGGGTTTTGGCGAAAGCACAATTTATCGCAAATCTCGTGGGGCAGGTTTTCCCAGCCCTCAAAAAGTCTGGGCCGTGGCTCAGGGCGGGGCCAAACGCTTGCAGCTCCGCTGGGATGCGGAGGAAATAAACACTTGGATGGAAAAAAAAACAAACCCCGGTCGCACTGGTCGGAGCGCGCCACGCCCTCGTACTAATAAAAAGAGTAGCAAAATTAAAGTCCGCTCGTTGAAGACCGCGGCCCCCGAGCCATACAATTGGAGAAAGGAGCTGGCCATCGGTTTGCCAACAGCGCTCCTGGGCGCAGGGTCCATAGGAGTAATCCTGGGACTGGCCTTCCCGGCCCTGATACGCTGGCTGGGAGCGAACTGATGGACGTTTCCATCCATGATGCCTGGGACATCACTATCGGGCCTATCCAAAATAAAAATGACGTTTATTGGAGAAAAATTAAAATCAAGACCCGCCGAGGGCCGCACGAAATTGTGATTTTTGAAGCACCCTGGGCCAGAGCCGACAAGGGCGAAGACTTGGAAATCACGTTGTCGGAGGAGCCCGTATGAAGAGAAAGTTTCATGCCGGGGACTTTATTGAATGCCCCGTTTGCAACGGCACAGGCACGGTGACCGTCGAGGACCACGTCGTTTCGTGGACCCACGGCGGTTATATCCAAGACCGTGAGATTGAGTGCTTGGAGTGCGGCGGTAGCGGCTCGATTGAGGGAGAAGAAGATGATTGAAACAGCCTTCCTGTGCTTGGCTTTGGCCGTCTACTATGAAGCTCGTGGCGAGGAACCAGCCGGGCAGCGCGCCATAGTGCATGTAGTGGAAAATCGTGTGGACCACAGTGCATGGCCGGACGATGCCTGCGCTGTAGTCAAGCAGAAAGACGCGTTCAGTTTTTACTGGGACGGTAAAGACGAAAACCCCAAAGATGCAAAGGCCTGGGCGGAAGCGCAACGCGCCGTCCGCGAAGCGTGGCAAAATCCTTGGGAAAACATGGGCGCGACCCACTATCACGCGGACTATG